TCAGGCCAGGACGGTGCTATGGGTACGGTCACGTTTGGGGAGCCAATTGTTACAGGATTCGAACCGTTGGTGGTTTGGTAACGCATACCAGACCTCCAGCGTTCGACGGTCGTGGACGAGGATCTTCTTCACCAATCGGCGGAGAAGGTCCTTCTTTTGTGGGTTCGTCCCCTCAGCCATGACGTGCTCGAACTTGTCGACGAGAGTCGCGAGCATCTCCTTATCAATCGCGGGTAGCTCCAGCCTCTCCCTGCGCACGTCGAGGTTTCGCCTCTCGCCCTCCAGTTCCTCCAGCCGCGTCCGTAGATCGCGGACCTTCTCGTTGCAGAGGGCAGGATCGAGCTTCCCAGCTTCGAATGCCTTGAAGTAGCGATCCATCGCTGCCTGTGCCTTCGTGGCCTCCGCGAAGTTGCTGTCGATTTCCTTCTCGATGGCTGGTCGCTCGGCGGTGAGCTGCCTATTTGCTTCTTCCCACACCCGGGACATGAACTGCTCGTCCCGGAACATGCCCTTGACGTCCTCGATGATCGCTCCATCCAAGAGGTCCGATCTGACATAGTCCTGCTCGCAATCATGGTCGTTGAAGCGTTTCGAGCAGACGTAGTAGGGGACGGAGACACCGTTCTTGTGGCCGCCACCGCCGAACATGCGGCTCCCGCACTTTGCGCACTTGATGACACCGGTGAGGAGCCGATCGTCGCCGTGCCGCATTTGGCGTCCTTTAAGATCTTCGTTACGTTCCTCAAGGACATTCCTGGCCTTCTCAAAGAGCACTTCCGATACGAGCGGGTCGTGGGTTCCCTCATGCAATATCTCTAACCACCGAATCTTGCCGATGTAGACGGGGTTGCGGAGCATGTAAAGGACGACGCGCCGGCCCCACTTCCGCCCGTTGCGGTTCCGATGACCGGCCCCGTTAAGCTGCTTGCAGATAGCCGACGTGCCTTCCTTGCCGAGGGCGTACATCTTGAACATCTTGCGGACGATGAGCGCCTCTTCCTCGTGGACGACGAGGCCCTTCTCGGGATCGAGCTGATAACCGTAGGGCACATACCCGCCGACGAACTTCCCGCTCTTCGCCTTCTTCTCCATTCCGACTTTGGTGCGTTCGACGATGGTGGCGTGCTCGAATTCGGCGAAAACGCCGAGCATCTGAAGCATCATCTTCCCGGCGGCGTTGGCGGTGTCGAAGGGCTCGGTGATGGACTTCAGAGCGACGCCGTACTTGGTGAGCTCGTCCACCATCAGAGCAAGCTCGCGGACCTTGCGCGATAGGCGGTCGACGCGAAAGACGAGGAGCATGTTGAAGGCCTGAGCCTCGGCGTCGAAGAGCATCTCCTCGAGGCCGGGGCGGTTCATGTGCGTGCCGCTCTCCGTGTCCCGGTAGACCTTGTGGAGACGCCAGTCGTCGCCCCACTGGGCCTTGCAGAAGGCCTCGAGCCGCTCCTTCTGGGCGCCGAGCGAGTACTTCTGATGGTCCTCGTCGGTCGAGATCCGGGTGTAGAAGGAGACCCGGACCGGCGCACGAGGTTTTTCACTCATGGCGGTGTCTCACTTGTAACCTCCTGCTAATATGCAAGTTACGCATTATCTCCACTCCCAGTCCTACCTCTGGACGCCCACCGACATCAAGGAAATTCCGGGGGCTCTAACCAGCCCCGTCCCAAAGAGAAAGGGGGGTTGGACGGGGCGGGCGGGGACAGGCGGGGGTGCATTCTCTCAGGTCTTGACGCTAAACATTTGTAGGGTAATACTTCACAGAGTTGTGCCAGTCTGGTCGAGAGTGCTGAAGATGGGATGCGTCTGGAACTGGCCGACAGGAGATGTTCCCGATCCAAGTGAACATCTGGCTAATCCGCGGTTGTGAGCGCGATCAGAGTGTTTGGCAGGATTCCATAGGAGGCGAGGAGATGCCGCGGCTGCGGTTCAAGAACTTCAGCGATCTTACGTTCATTCAGAGTATTGATAAGTCAACGCACCTTGGTCCCTTTCTTGCGACGCACAGGGACTACTTCGAGCGACAAGGCATTGATGTTACGAAGCTCAAGAACGATGATGCGACCGATAGACGGCTCCTGCGGATCTTCACCCAGCCTGATGAAGACATGCCGGCAGATCTGCTCGAGGCCCTCTACCTGCTTGACGATCTCGCGGATGAGGCTGGGCATGACCGGATACTGGATGAGGCCCGGCGCAAGAACATCAACCTCAACAGCAGAGAACTCACCCCTGGTGAGTTCGCCATCGTGGTACACGGTAAACATCCAGATCTGATCTGGGTATGTCACGAAAAGACGATCTACCGGAAGATCAAGAACTACCAAGAATACCAAGGCAAGAACAGTCTAAAGCTCACGTTCTCGGTTGTAGAGAGGAAGCGTGCGGCTCTTGAGCAAGCTCTGGCTCCATGGTTCGAATCCAACAATCGAAGCCGCGCATGCGAGATCTATCCCTATGAGGAGGGCGAGGAGATCAAGTTCCTCATCACGCACGGACGGCCCCTCCGAACGGATGGCAGCATCGACAAGAGGCTGAGAAGATCCCGTGTCGCGTACCGCCCTCAGAAGCATGACTCGGTGATTTACAATAATCAGCTGTCAGTGCTGCGGATCAACGCGCAGACGCTGGGCGAGAAGGACCTCTATCGGAAGACCTTTGGCCAAGTCCTCTTCAACGACTCAGACCATTTCCCTGATGGGGACATCTACACGTTGGCGCCGTTAAGGAGCGGGGCGGGAGCCATCAAAACGGTCAGTGGCGTCTTGTCCGCTCGCCTCTCGGAAGTATGGATCGCAATCGACGACGATCAGGGATTCGTTCAGATATCGAGGGGCTACGACCTCGCGCAGAGCATGAACACGTATGGGAAACCAAACCTGCAAGAAGGCCGCTTGGTGCGCGCCGCCTTCCTAATCAAGTACTCCAGCGGAGGCCGCCCGCGGAAGCTCGAGCTGCGCCCGACCAATGTTGCCATCTACGATCGCGACCGAGACGGAGAGGCTGCAGCGCGTTTCATGCGTGCGAACGGCTATCTCAAGCTCTGAGTGCAAGCCGATGGCATCTGACCTTGACCTTTCGCGATTCTGGGAACTCCTAGAGACGAACTTCCCGCTCGCCGGCGCGAGACGCGACCTACGAGACAGCTTAGGATGCGATCTCGTTACGGCCCTCGAGACCGGAGAAGTCCTCTCGTACGTCCGTGCGGCTGAACGCATCTCCTGCCCGCGGCCTGGTGGGGCAGGGTGTCCCCGGCACGTAGTGGAGCTGAGCGACGGTCGGATCCTAGGTGTGTGCGGGAACGATCCCCCGGAATGCGAGGATATTGAGCTCACACAGAGAGACATAGAAGTCCTCGGGGTTCAGCCAGAGCGGCTTTGCCGGGCTCTCCGCCACGCCCTCTGCATGGGCGGCAAAATCGAAGCCATCGCCGGTCTCCGAAACACGTATCGGGCGGGAACTTTCAAGCCGAGGCCGACGGTTCGGAACTCAGTTTATTTTGTCGCGCGATGCGCTGAGCGCGAGTATTCGGAAGCATTCGACGCGCTGCGGTCGCGGCAGGAGGGTAACAGCTTCGCGATACTGGTTCCAACAGATCGGTTCGTCAGTGTTGACACGATCCGGCAGATGGCCACGCTGGGCATTCCGATCATCGCTCTCCGGGGCCTCATAAGTCCCGATACAAACGGGCAGCTGATTACGTCCGAGGACGCACTCCAATTGTTCGAAGGCATTGGCCGGCGAGCCGCGACAACTGCCGGGCTCTCGGCCCCCGTCGTGGCGCAGGCTCTCACCCACGAGGGATGGCGGGATCTCGATGAGACTTCCTACCGCGGACTGATCGAGAAGGTCAATGAGTACAGCATCGTGGCTGACGAGATGAGCGGGGTGGTTTGGAAATGCGTGAATCGGCGCAAATCGCCTGAGCCCATAGAAGATGTTCAGCCCGGGTACTTCCGCATGATACATGCGACCGTTATGAAAAAGGGTTACTTCGATCCCGCCGTCGAGGGCCCGATGGAGGAACAAGAGTCGGGGAAACAGATCTTCCAGAGGGCCAGAAAGGCCATCGATATCAAGTACAAGGACCGCCACGGTACGACGAAATGGCGGCTATTCAAGACTGCAAAGGTCGACAATCATGCCGTCTACCATTTCCAACCCGACCCCAACTTCAAGTTTGCCCTCATTTTCCTACCACGTTCCTGACCTAGTTCCAAGCCTTTAGAAGACTTCTTCGCTCTATACACGCCACGTACAGTCCACATCTGCTCTGGATACAGAGTAGCCCTCTAGTCTCTCCACATAGTTCGAAACCCCGAACACCAAAGGAGAGACCACATGGAACAAGAATGGCGATGTACTCGTTGCGGAAAGCTCCTCGCTGTCCTACATGCTGACCGGCTCCACATCCGTCTTGCCCGTGGCCACGAGTATCTAGTCGGTTTCCCCGTGACCGCTGTGTGCCGGAGTTGCAGGACGTTGAATGAGCTTCCCGATGACAGAAGAGAGGGTGGCCCCGACAAAGTCAATGCGGTGACCATCACGGACTAATCCACAGCACTTTGAGGCGCGCGACGCCCTAATCGGCCAGTAGGAGGTGCCAGACGCCCGGCCAGGAAGGCCAGGCGTCGTGGTAAGCACTCCCAGGGATCAGGACCGTAAACAACTCGAGCACGAACTTGAAACCGATGAATACCAAAACCTACTGGTCAAGCTTCAGCGGAAAGCGCCGTTCCTGCGGCGGTTCGACACGTGGCGGGATGTGATCGCGTTCATGCGTGCGGGAACGTCACGGGATCCGCGCAAGGACGAGGTCTTGAGGCCTATTCTGACCGCGCATGACGCGGACCAGGACTATCGCTGGCGGAAGATCCTGCTCGCGATCTTCTGGCCAGCGCTCGTGTCCATCCGCCGCAGGAAGTTTTATTGGGACGAGGACGAGCCGGATGAGCTTTGGCAGCGCATCTTCTGGGCGTTCCACCAGGCGATTTGCCGGATCGATCTAGCGCGCCGTCCGAGACGGTTGGCGCAGAAAATTGTCAACGACGCGATCCATGACCTCTATCTCGACTATCAACGCTGCTGGGACCACGCGAGCCGCGAGGTCGCGACGGATCCGGATGAGCTAGATGAGTTCCCCTATGAGGACGTTGCAATCGATCTTGACGAGATGATCGATGCCCAAACAGCGCTCGCACGAGAAATCAGCAGGTTGCGGGGGCACCTCAATGCCGGCCGCATCACCGAGGGCGACTTCGTGTTGATCGTCGGCACGCGCATTTACGGCAGGTCCATTGCCGAGTACGCACGCGAGATGGGACTGGACTACGAGCTCGTCAAGAAGCGCAGGCAACGGGTCGAGGCCGCCATTGGCCGCTTTGAGACAAGGTCATAACGACTTGCGTACGGCTTGTCCCCGTCGAGTGCCCCTACACCCCCCTTGGGTAGTGGAGGGGAGTGAAAGCACGGACAGAGAAGGCGAGGAACCCATGATCAGCAAAGCCGAAGCCCAGGCAATGATCGATGACGTGTTCGAGGAGGAGGCCCTCGTAATCGGCGGCCTGGTTGCCATCAACGAGATGGATGACGACCTGGTCTGGCGCCTGGTCAAGCACCTCGATGTGATTCGCGGCAAGGCGCTGCGCCGCCTCCAAGCTGGGACGCACGAAGGCAATGACGAGCCGCCGCGCCGCAGACCGAACCTCAGGCCGCACCCGGCAATCCAGGAATTCCTGCTCTCCCTGAGGAGGGCCTAGCCGTGTCGGCACCGACACGAATCGACATCACACGCCACTATGGCGAACTGTCGGAGAAGGACACGGACGCGGTGGTAAAGGCCGTGGCAGGCCTCATCGTGGACTACCTCAAAACGGACCGCCAATCCGGCCAAGAGACTTCTGCGGCGCCGCACCAGCGGCAAGTGAAAGAGGAGGAGACAGAAGCATGAACATCCCTGCGGTATTCCGCAAGCGTCGAGGAGATGGGGACGAGCTCGTGGACGACCTGAGTTTCCTGATCCGCGAGCCGGCCGACGTCTACCACGCCAAGGCCAAGGGCTTCCTCACCAGTCATCAACTGGCGGACTTCCGCCGCAACGCACTCCTGTTCCACAAGAAAGAGCTGGGGCTCGTTAAGGATGAGGACCGGCCGGCCTATGTCATCGGACGCGCCGCGCACGTGCTCATCCTAGAAGGGCGCGAGGCCTACGAGCAGGGCTACGCCTTCGGCGGGCCGGTAAATCCCAAGACCGGCGAGCCTTTCGGCACGCGCACGAAGGCGTTTCAAGAATGGGCCGAGGCGCAGGGAAAGCCGGTACTCGACGATGAGCAAGCTGCGCTCATCGAGAACCTGAACGCCGCGGTCCAGGCGCATGAGCACTCGGCGGGGCTTCTCGCCGACGGCATCGCGGAAGGCGTGGTGCGAGCCGAGTACAGCGGCGTGATGGCCCAATCGCGCCTCGACTGGCTGAACCCTCAACGGGGCATCGTAGACCTCAAGACATGCGACAACCTCGACTGGCTGCAAATGGACGCTCGCACCTACGGGTATGCGCATCAGCTGGCCTTCTACCGGTCCGTTGTCGCCGCCCTTATACAGTCGGTGCTTCCGGTTTATCTGATCGCCGTGGAGAAGCGCGAGCCGTTTCGCTGCGGCGTATGGCGCATGGGCGAGGAGGTGCTGGGGATCGCCCAGAAGGAGAACGAAGAGGCCATCGAGCGGCTGAAGCAGTGTCGGGAAACTGGCACCTGGCCCACGGGATACGAGGACATCCGCGTCTTCGATTGGATCTGAAACCGGCGGGGAGCGGGCGGGATGGCGTGACGCGCTGATGGCCGGGGGCGCGTTAGGACTCCCTGGGTCCGCCCGTCTCCCCGTAAACCCGAACGAGAGGAGGTACAACCGATGAAGCTCTTAGAACAGGTATCAAGCGGACGGAATCCGGCGCCGAGGCGGGTGATGCTTTACGGCACTCACGGCATCGGCAAATCGACGTTCGCCTCATGCGCGCCCAAGCCCGTGTTCATCCAGACCGAGGACGGCCTGGGCGAGATCGACTGCGACAAGTTTCCCCTCACCGCGACGTTCGATCAGGCCATGCAGGCCCTGTCGGAGCTCTACATCGACAAGCATACCTATCGAACCGTCGTGGTGGACTCGCTGGATTGGCTGGAGCGCATGATCTGGGCCGAGGTGTGCCGCAAGCGCAACGTCGAAAGCATCGAGGACATCGGCTACGCGAAGGGCTACGTCTTCGCCCTGACGCAGTGGCGCGAGTTCCTGGAGGGGCTGACGGCGCTGCGCAACGACAAGGGGATGACGGTGCTCCTCATCGCCCATGCCCGGATCGAGCGGTTCGAGAACCCCGAGACGGAGTCCTACGACCGCTACGTCCCCCGCCTCCATCGCCTCGCCTCGCAGGTACTCCAGGAGTGGTGCGACGAGGTGCTCTTCGCCACGTTCAAAATCTACACCAAACAGACGGATGAAGGATTCGACCGCAAGCGGACGCAGGGCATCGGGACGGGAGAGCGGATCATCCGCACAGTCGAGCGGCCGGCCCACGTGGCGAAGAACCGCCTGAACCTCCCTGAAGAGATGCCTCTCGACTGGGACACCTACGCGCAGTACTTGACCAGCAAACCCACGAGCTCGCCCCAGAGCGGGAAGAGCAAAGGAGCGAAGTAACCATGCCGAACCTGAACGGATTTGACGCCAACACTGTAGACCCCGCCACCGACTTCGAGCCGCTCCCGGCGGGCAAATATCTCGCGGTCATCACCGGCTCTGAGATGAAGGAGACAAAGAACGGGAACGGGAATTACCTGGAGCTGACCTTCCAGGTCATTGACGGGCAGTACAAGAACCGCATGCTCTGGTCGAGGCTCAATCTAGACAACCCGAACCGTCAAGCCGTCCAGATCGCGCAAGGAGAGCTGTCGGCCATCTGCCGCGCGGTGGGCGTGCTGCAGCCCAAAGACTCGATCGAGCTGCATAACCTTCCGCTTCTCGTGACAGTGAAGTGCAAGAAGCGCGAGGATACCGGGGATCTGGTGAACGAGATCCGCGGCTACGCCAAGAAGGAGGCGGCGACTGGCGCGCCTCAGCAAGAGGCGACGAATACTCCTCCCTGGGCCCGTCGATGATCGAGCTCAAGCTGCCATACCCACCCTCGGTGAATCACTACTACCGCCGGGTGGGCCACCGAACGCTCATCAGCCGCGAGGGGCGCAGGTTCCGCAAGACGGTCTGTGCCCACCTCGCGACGCTGAGAGTGCGGCGGCTGAAAGGGCCGCTTCGCATCGAGATCGAGGTCTACCCGCCCGATCGTCGTCGGCGCGACATCGACAACGTGCAGAAGGCGCTCCTGGATGCGCTCCAGCACGGGGGCCTCTATGACGACGACAGCCAGATAGTGAAGCTGGACATCGAGAAGCTCGGGTGGGCCACCGGTGGCCGCACGATCGTGCGCATCCGGGAGCTCCGGAATGCTTGAGCTGAGGCCGTATCAGCAGGAGGCGGTAGAGGCCATCTACGGCCACCTGCGGGGGCGGGACGACAACCCGTGTGTTGTGCTTCCGACCGGCAGCGGCAAGACCATCGTTATGGCTCAAGTCTGCGCTGATGCCGTGAACCGCTGGAACGGGCGCGTCCTGATACTGGCCCACGTGAGAGAGCTCCTTGAGCAGGCCCGCGAGAAGCTCCACCTGGCGTCGCCTGAGATGTGGACGAAGACCGGAGTCTACTCCGCGGGCCTTAAGAGCAGAGACACCGAGCACCCGATCATCATCGCTGGCATCCAGTCGGTCTACTGGCGCGCATGCGAGCTCGATGCCTTCGATCTCGTGATCATCGATGAGGCGCACATGATCCCACCGGAGGGCGACGGGATGTACCGGACCTTCCTGGAGGAGGCCCGGAGGGTCAACCCGAACCTGCGGGTGATCGGGCTCACCGCGACGCCCTTTAGGATGAAGAGCGGAATGATCTGTGAGCCGGACAACGTGCTGAATCACGTCTGCTACGAGATCGGCGTGAAGGAGTTGATCGTGCAGGGCTACCTTTGTCCGCTGGTCACCAAGGGAAGCCGCGAGACGATCGACACCTCGGGTTTGCACGTCCGCGCTGGCGAGTTCGTGGCAGGCGAGGCCGAGGACCTCATGGATACGGACGAGCTCGTCGAGTCGGCCTGTAGCGAGATCCTCGAGCGGACCTCCACGCGCCGCTCTGTGCTCATCTTCGCGAGCGGGGTCCGGCACGGGCGCCACGTTGCTGACGTGTTGCGTGAGAAAACGAGAGAGAGCGTCGGGACCGTCTTCGGCGAGACGGCCGATACCGAACGCGACGAGGTGCTCACGGCCTTCAAGGCTGGCGAGCTCAAGTACTTGGTAAACGTCAACGTACTGACCATGGGGTTCGACGCGCCGAACATCGACTGCGTGGCCATGGTGAGGCCAACCCTCTCGCCCGGACTCTACTATCAAATGGTCGGGCGAGGTTTCCGGCTCAATGACGGGAAGGAGAACTGCCTGGTCCTGGACTTCGGTGGGAATGTTCTCCGTCACGGGCCTGTCGATGCCATCCGCATCCATAAGGGAAATCACCGCGGAAACGGAGACGCGCCCGCCAAGCAGTGCCCAGTGTGTCAGAGTCTCGTCGCGGCCGGTTACGCGGTGTGCCCCGATTGCGGCTACGAGTTCCCGCCCCCGAAACGGCAAAACCACGAGGCGAGCGCTTCGACGGAGAACATCCTGTCCGGCGAGGTGACGACCACCGTGCACCCGGTCGAGGCCGTCCATTTCACCATCCACCACAAGCGCGGGGCCCCGGACGATGCGCCTAAGACTCTGCGCGTCGAATACCGCATAGGCTTCCACAAGTATCAATCGGAGTGGATCTGCTTCGAGCACACCGGTTGGGCGCGGCAGAGGGCCGAATCGTGGTGGCGGCGGCGCTCGAACGCGCCGCTTCCGGAGTCGGCCGCCGAGGCCGTGGCACTCGCCAGTGACGGCGCCCTCTGTGATACCCGGTCCATCACGGTGCGCAGCGTCGCCGGCGAAGAATATCCACAGATCATCGGCTACGACCTGGGTGCCATACCCCCGTGGCGGGAGCCGGGTTGTGACGATGAGGTCGGTGAGGAAGTGTACGCCTACGCAAATGAAGGAGACCTGCCCTTTTGAACATCCTGCTTGACTGTGCACTCCACTACGCGACGCTCGGTTACCCGGTCTTTCCCTGCGCTCCAGGCGGGAAGACGCCGCTCACCGCGCACGGCTTCCAGGATGCGACCACCGACGCCGCGCAGATTGAGGGGTGGTGGACGAAGCACCCAAACGCGAACGTCGCAATGCCGACCGCGGGACTTCTGGTCATCGACGTCGACGGCGCGGAGAACCCTTGGCCGGGCGACCAAGCCAAAGCACAGGATCTCCTGTGTTGTCCGGTATCCCTCACGCCGCGCGGCGGTCGGCACCACATCTTCCGCCAGCCGGAGGGAAAGAACTGGGGCAACACAGCAGGGAAGATCGCGCCGAAGGTCGATACACGCGCGAATGGCGGCTACATCGTCGTGCCGCCGTCAATCGTAGGGGGTAAGCCGTACAGGTGGGCGGACAAATCAGAGTTGGAGACTGCTCCCAGCGAGCTGCCCGAGCCCCCGGAATGGGTTGTGGCGCTCCTGGACGGATCGGGAGGCCTATTCGCTCAAGACGTCACCGGAGGGAACGGAGACGTTGCCCCTACTCCAATCCCGTGGACTCCGCCAAGGGCAGAGAATCCGCCGGCGGATGGCAACGCTATTCCCAGTGGCCAGCGCAACGCTACCTTGGCGCGCCTTGCGGGAAACATGCGCCGCGTGGGAATGAGCTGCGAGGAGATCCTCGCGGCCCTCGAACGCGCGAACCAGGACCGATGCAAACCGCCGCTTCCGCCTCGTGAGGTCGAGCTGATCGCGACGAGCATCTCCCGGTATGAACCCGACCAGGTGGCCGTCGCCGTGGCCGAGAACCACTGGGCGCAGGACGCAGGCATTGAAGCGTCGAGTTATGACAGCGCGCCGGAGATCTTCGATCCCGGCCCCTTGCCCGACGAACTCCTGCGTGTGCCTGGATTTGTCTCTGAAGTGATGGACCACTGCCTCGCCACTGCTCCGTATCCGAACGTGGTCATGGCCTTCGCGGGAGCCCTTGCGCTTCAGGCGGTGCTCGCCGGCCGCAAGGTGCGCGACCCCGGCAACAACCGGACTAACCTTTATCTTCTCGGGCTCGCGCACTCCTCCGCCGGCAAGGAGCATCCGCGCAAGATCAACATCGAGATACTACACGCAGTCGGACTGGCTGACCAGATCGGTGGGAGGTTCGCCTCTGGCGAGGGCGTGCAGGACGCGCTCTTCAGCGAGCCGTGCATGTTATTCCAGACTGACGAGATCGACGGAATGCTCCAGTCGATCAACAAGGCCAAGGACGCCCGGCACGAGAACATCATGGGGACGCTTCTCACGATGTACTCAGCGGCGAACTCCATCTTCCCCATGCGCCGCAAAGCGGGCAAGGAATCTCCGGGAGCCATCGACCAGCCTTGCCTGGTGGTGTTCGGAACGGCGATCCCCAACCACTATTATGAGGCGCTCTCTGAGCGGATGCTCACCAATGGATTCTTCGCTCGCATGATCATCCTGGAATCCGGCAAGCGGTCAGCGGGCCAGGAACCGAGGATCGAGCCACCGCCGCCTCGTGTGCTCGAGTCCGCCAAGTGGTGGGCGGACTTCCGTCCGAGTTCCGGGAATCTCGAACCGTGGCACCCCGTACCGCGAGTTGTCCCCATCACCCAAGAGGCCGCCCACATCTTGATTGAGAACCGGCTCGAGGCTGAGGCAGAGTACGCCAAGGCGGAGACCTCCGGCGACACGGTCGGCACGGCCGTGTGGGGCCGCGTGACCGAGCACGCGCGCAAGCTCGCGCTGGTTTACGCAGTGAGCGAGAACCACGCAAATCCTGAAGTTGGAAAGAGGGCGGTGCAGTGGGCCAGGCGCTTTGTCATGCACCAGGCCAGGCGGATGCTCTACATGACACAGGCCCACGTCGCGGCCAACCCCTTCCATGCCGAGTGCCTGAAGCTCTTGGAGAAGCTGCGCGGGGCCCCTGGACTCGAACTCCCGCACAGCGTTCTACTCAAGCGCATGAAGATGGATACGAAGAACTTCATGCTTATTGTGAATACGCTCGAACAGCGCGGGGACATCGTGGTCCGCAACAACCCGACCGCTACGAAGCCTGGCCGGTTCTACCAGCTCGTCGGAGCCACGCGGGAGCAGGAATCCGGAGAAGAACCCGGCAAGAGTGAAAGATCTCAAGAGTCCAGTCAGGGGTGAAAAATAGTGAAGTATTTTCAGGAGGTGAAATAAAGTGAAGGATTGTGAAAGATTAAGAAGTGTAAGTATATATAATATATATATCTCTCTCTATCTTTCTACCTTTCACCCCTACCTCCCTCTCTCACTAGATATGTCCTTTCTATCGCGCGCGTGTGTAAGGGTGGGGTGAAAGAGTGAAACCTCTTCAGCCATTCGATCCAGGGTTTCCCGGCACCGCCCGGCATATCGAGCCCTGCGAACGCTCACCGTGGGCCGATCGCCCAGAGCCCCATGGCTTGTTACCTATCCAAACCCCGAACGCTCACCGTCGCCGTCTTTGTGCGTTCAGGGTATGCCCCGTCTGCGGGGCAGAGCTTCCGCTGGAGCGGAATCCGAAGGCCCGGCGGGAGAGGGTCTACTGCTCCGACGCATGTCGAGCGCGAGCATGGCGACAGCGGACCAGGACCGGGGGGCGTGGATGTGAGTGCCGGCCCGGAAAGTCATACACAAAATGCACAGAATTCGGCATCGGGGTCAGCGGAAGGTAATTGTGTGCATTCTGAGCGGTGTTCGGGGCGTCCGGCATCTGATTCACCCGCCGAATCTGCTGCCACCCATGGCGGAGTCATAGGAGGCGAGCGCGATGCCTGAACGCCGAAGACCCCTCGGGGTTCCGAGAGGTCCTCGGGCAGTGGGTTGTCGCGAACGGCTACGCTTCGCTGTGAACCGCCTTCATGATCGCCTTGACGCCCGCCTCGTCGTTGCGAGCCGCAGCCACCAAGAGGCCACGAGCGAACTTGGAGGCCATGGCCGGCCCTGCCGCCTTGTGAATCGCGGCGCGCTCCTCGGCGGTCAGACGGAACGCGAATACGCACAGGTTGTCATGTGCGGCCTTCTTCTCGGGCTTCTCCTGCGCCTTCGCGGGTTCGGTCGCAACCGGTTTCGGCGTCTTCGCGTTTGCGGCCGCAACGACCGGCTTCTGCGTCTTGGCCGTCGCCTTCTTCTTCGTGGTCTTGGACTTTTTCACAACGTGCTCCTTTCCGTTGGTGTAACGCGCACGATTCGCTGCGGCTCCTTGCCACAGCCCTCGCACGCAACTGTCCCGCCCACGCGGTCTATCTCCGCCATGACGTCGGGTGTGATCTCCTCCCATCGCTCCGATACCCAGGTGTCCGAACCGGGGTAAGGGATGTGGCAGCACGCACAGACGATCGCGCCGCCGTTATTCCAGAATACCTGGTGCTCTCTCAGGCCGAATCGGGGCGTCCGGGCGGCCATGGTCACTTCACCTCCCGGGGAAGGTCCATCTCGAAGACGATCCTGCCGTCGGCGTCGAGCACTTCGAGACGCGTGGCGTTCTGGAGCTTCGCCCCGGCTCCGCTTCTCGCGATGGCCTGCGTTGCCTTCATGGCGATAAATCTCCCGTACGCTTCCACCTCCGCTTCTTTCTGGTCGGTGAAGAGCGTCGGGTTCTCGTCGATCGTGAGGCCGCCCTTGAACTGCAGCTCGAGGTCCTTGAGCGACGCTTCGAAAACGATGTCCTCGAGAGTGCTGTGTGATCGGGGATCGACAGTGACCCAGAATTTGTGATTGCAGTCGAAGCGCATGTCGTTCTCCTCCTATCGTGCCGCCGCGAACGCCCAAGGCGGTGCGTACGGCGAGTCCTCGTGTGGATGTCCGCCCTCGACGATGTAGACCACCGACGCGGCGTCATCGGGCTCCTCGTCGGGCTCACCCATGCCGCGCGATTCGTCGTCCGGCACGGCGATGCCGCCGATCGTGAACTGAAGCGGCCAGTTCGGTTGGAAGGCGAGTCGCAGCTCGCATTCACCGAACCCGTCCTCAGCGACCTCTTCAAGCCGCTCGATCATCTCGTTTACCGTCATCAAGGCCTCCTTTTGTGGTGCGCCGAGCCCCGTGCCCGGTACAGGGACAGTAACGAGCTTCCGGGGCCTGAAGTGAAGGCAATTCGACCGGTAATTGCAGTATTCCCAGCGGGTTACGCCGATCCAACCGGACGATTTCTGTCCGGTTGGGGGGCGGCCCGTGGGCGCGAACCCGGCGACGCGGTGGCCTTGTTGGGCCAGGGTCCAGGGATCTGCGCCCACGGCGCGCGTGTCGCGCCCAGGCGGCGGCCCGCTCAGCCCCCTGCCGCCTCCGGGCCAGGGGGGCGCTCATCCCCGCCACCCGCCGATCCATCCCGGTCGCCTCGGGAGCGGCGCTGTCGGCGTCGAGTCCGCTGGGGCCTGCACCTCGCCCTTCCGGGCCAGCGCCGCCGCCCTCTCCGGAAGGGATCTCACAAACGTCGGTCCGAGAATGTAGAGCGCAGCGAGGCAGTAAACCTCGAGGTCGAGAGCCTCGTTACGCTCGCGTGTCTTGATCCACTCGCGGACCGTGCCGCGGTTCTTCACCCACTTCCGGACAGCTTTCTCGGCGGTGAGCTGCGCGACGTACTCGGCGTCGACCCACTCGGGAAGGTGGCAATACCCTGGACCGGGAGTGCCAATCCGCAGTCTCGAGTAGACGATCTCTTTCGCGGTGTCGACGCAGAGAGTGAATAGCTTCGCGCGGTAGCGGTTGTGAGTGCTCGGCCGCCCGACGACGGGCTTGCCGCGCTCGGAGCCGCCCCGCACTGCGAACACGCGCCTGTCGATCCGCGCACGGCAGAACCGGTAGACCTGCTCGGAGTGGTGCCCGCCGCTATCGACGGCCACGCAGGCGATCGGGACTCTCTGTCCGCTTTCGTGCGTGAACATCTGCCGAAGGAATCGGTCCAGATCGAGCCAAACCTGCTCCCTTCCGGGGTCGCCGTGAAACTGCGAGAACGCTACGAGCCAGGATTCCTCACCGGCGCCGTAACCCTTCACCGCGCATTCGAGGCGATCCCCCTGTACGTCGACGGCGGCGACGAGCACGCCGACGCCGGTTGGAACCTCCGCCGGATACCGCTCGGCTCGGGCGAGAAGGCTCTCCGGCTCGACGGTTTCCCCACGCTCCTCCCACGTCTCGCCAAGCACGCTGTTGACCCAGTTCTTGAGGCGCATCGGGTTTTCCTTTACGTCAAGGAACTCGGCCACGGCCGCCGACCACGGAAGCCATCCAAGGGGGGAGTAGAGGCTCGAGAGATGGAACCCGATCGTCTCGCCGTTGCCTGGTGCGGTAGGACGCCACTCGCCGTCGACTAGCAGCTCCATCTTGAACCGCTCCTCGATCAGAGCTCCGCACGCCACGCATGCAAGAGCGGCGGTCTTCGGATCGTCGTTCGCCCATCGGATGTTCTCCCACCGGATCCAATCGAAGTTGCCGCAGTGCGGGCAGGGGACGAAGTAGCGGCGCTGGTCCGACGCGAGAAACTCGCGCTCGATCCTAGAGAGGCCCTTGATCGTCGGCGTCGAGACGAGGAAGACCTTTCGGCGCGAGTACGTCGGGCCCGTTGTCCGTTTCTCGGCGAGCGAGATGGGATCCCCCTGGCCGTCCACGTCGCCCGGGTACTCGTCGATCTCGTCGCAGAAGAGCCAGCGTATAGGCATCGACTTAACGCCCGTTGCGGAGTTGGAACCGGTCAGAAAGAGCACGCCGCCGGGGAATTCCTTGATGAGGAGGCTGTTTCCGCCGTCCCGCGATCGCGCCTCTTTTACGAGATCGTGGAGTGCTGGTGTGGTCGCGATCATCGGGTCGAGCCGCTGCCGGCTGAACCGCCGCGCCTCTTCCACAGTTGGGCGCACCACGAGGATCGGGCCTGGGGTATGGTGCATGACGAAGCCGAGCCAGTTGTTTCCGGCCTCGGTGCCGCCGAGCTGAGAGCCCTTCATGAGAACGACGCGGCGCGCTGGCGAACGGGGGCCGAGGGCATCCATGATGTCGTGGAGATAAGGCGTCGTCGCCGTCCGCCAATGGATCGCGGCGTGCCCTGCGCGGTTGCCTAGGACGCGGTGCTCGTCGGCCCATGCGCTCACCGTGAGTCGCGGCTCGGGGCGCCAGCCTGCACGGTAGGCGGTCTCGTAGACGTCACGGCCGTTCTGCATCGGCTATCTCCTGGCAGATTCGCTCGATCTCTTCTTCGAGGATGCGCTGGACTTCTGCGGCGTCTTCGGTTGCAGCGAGGATGGCAGCGACCCGCTCGGGAAGGGCGATCAACTGATCTCGTGCTTTGCGGGCCATGTTGAATGCGCCGACTCGGACTTCATCGGCACGAATGAGAACGCCGCGCTGACGGTCGAGCTCGAGCTTGGCAAGCTGCGCCTGATAGAGCTCCCGTGCCGCACGCGCCTTGGCGTAGCCCGTCGCGGTGCCGTTTTCGCCCCCGGCCTCTTCGGAACCCCCAAAGTCCATGGGCTCCGACGGCTCTCCAGCACGTCGGGCGTGCTTCGGCTTACCCGTGATCCTGTTTCGCGGCTTGCTCTGGTCGGTGTTCTCACGCCACTCGCGGTCGGCCTGGGTGGGATCGATCTTGCCGTCAACCGTAGAGATACGGCCCGCCTTGACGGCCCTGTGGACAGCGACGTTGGAGATGCCGCGCCGGCGGGCGTACTCGCGCTGGGAGATCAGCTCCTTTTTTCGCGCTCTGGCCAAGCCTATTCATCCCGAACGGTCCCGCGGTTCGCGGCAACCTCTTCGAAGGTGGTCCCGTCTGCCTCCAGCACCGCCTTCTCGCCGGTCGCCGTTTGCCAGCGTTCGATAATGACGTCGCAGTATGCGGGGTCGAGCTCCATTACGAAGCATCGCCGTCCGGTTTGCTCAGCTGCGATGAGCGTGCTGCCGCTTCCGCCGAAGAGATCGAGCACGGTCTCTTTGGGTTTTGAGGAATACTGGATTGCCCGCACCGCCAGCTCGACAGGCTTCTCGGTGAGATGGACCATGCTCTGCGGGTTGACCTTCTTGACCGCCCATACGTCGACGGCGTTCGATGGGCCGTAGAACTTGTGGCCCGCTCCCTCGCGCCAACCATAAAAACACCATTCGTGGTTACCCATAAAGTCTTTGCGGGTGAGTACCGGATGCTCTTTGACCCAGATGATCGCTTGGCTGAAATAGAGGCCCGTTGCCTTGAGCACTGGCGGATAGTTGCCGCAGTTCGCATAGCCGCCCCAGATATAGAACGAACGGCCGGAGAAGAGGACCCGAGCGATGTTCCCGAACCAAGCCAGGAGCATCTCGTCGAAGGCTTCATCTGAAACGAAATCGTTGGCCAGGGGTCGGTCCTTGGGGCGCATCTTGCCTTTGCCGGTCGCCTTCACCTTGTGGCGTTCCAGATCGAACCGCTGGTGGTGTTTTAAGCCGGAGAAGGAGGAAAGCCCCGCTGCGATCGCGTTGTTCGAACGGGGCTCGACCTTCACGTTGTAGGGCGGATCGGTGTTGACGAGATGGACCTTGTCGCCGTCGAGGAGCCGATCTACCGCTGCATGGTCGGAGGAGTCCCCGCAGAGCAGCCGGTGATTCCCGAGGATCCATAGGTCGCCTGGCCGGGTGACGGGGTCCTCCGGCGGTTCAGGTGCGGGAACCTCTTCCGTGGTCTCGTCCTCGAGGAGATCGTGCAATTCGTCCAGGTCGAAGCCGGTCAGCTCGAGGTTGAAGTCGAGGCCTTCCAGTGCCTTCAGCTCCTCGGCCAGGAGGTCCTCGTCCCAACCCGCGTCGAGGGCGAGGCGATTGTCCGCGATGATGTATGCGCGCTTCTGTGCCTCGGTGAGGTGGGTGAGCTCAATCACCGGGACGGTATTCATCCCGAGCTCCCGCGCCGCAAGCAGCCGTCCGTGCCCTGCGATGATCCCGGCCTCGCCGTCGACCAGGATGGGATTCGTCCAGCCGAACTCAAGGAGGCTCGCAGCGATCTTGGTGATCTGCTCGGCGCTGTGGGTCCTCGGGTTTCGCTCGTAAGGACGGAGCCGGTCGATGGGCCAGTGGACGAGCTTGCCCGGGAGTTTGATGGGTGAATCGTGGGTCGTAGTGGCGGCCACGTTGGCCTTGTGGGCCAATCCTGATGGCTTCTTGCCCTTGGAACGGGTGTTACATCTGTTACGGGTGTTAACTTGTTTCATAGCTCTCCCACGTCTTGAATACCGGGGTCGCCGGCACCCGCGGATTTCAGTGCGTCACAGTACCTGCTGTATATCGCAAGCGATATAGTGCAGCCCATTCTCATAGTCCCTTGCCTTTGGCATGCGCGATCGCTTTCACGACCTCGCGCTCCATCTCTTCGCGAAACCATCTCTGCGCAACCTTCTCGGCAGTCTCAACGAACCTAAGGCGCGGCTTGAGCTTCTTGCCGCTCGTGAAGATGTAGACCGCGCGCGCCGCTTCAGCACCGAGGCGCTGGAAGATACCGACGCCCGGAACGAGATAGGTCTTCGTCTGCGTGACTCCCGCGCGTCGCTTTCCGGTTGAGGTGCGATCGAACCTCAGTCGTCGCAGCTTAAACTCGGGAGTCACCGGACGTCTGAATTCCGGGCGTGCAGGCCCGCCCACCACCGGTTCTGCGACTCGCCTCGCCCCCGACGTTGCGGGCTTGCGTGTAGCTCCCCGCTCGAATAGCGACAGGAGGAGGCGCGGCTTCTTCCCTGCGGAGATCTCAGCGAAGGGCCTGCCCTGCTTGACGGAGGCGAAGGGTTTGATGATGGCCGCCTCGCGGCGCATGAACTCTGTCTTACGGACCGTGAACTCTTCCTCAACGCGCCGCCGCTCTGCTTCCTGGATTCGCTTGGCGGTGTTGTTGATCGCGTTCACGACGGCATATGCCAGCCTACGTTGGCCGTTTTGGAGGCGCTGGATCAAGGACGCGTTATGGACCTGGAGGTTTATCTTCATCGTTCTTGCTGTCCCGTCGATTCGCGGCTCCGCATCTGCCGTCCATGGTCGTATATCGCCTCGAGGGTGAGCCGCCCACCCGACATCTCAACCAAGGCCATGGCCCTGGTTGGCCGGGGTGCGTGGCCCTGGAGCCACTCGTACACGGTCTGGTTAGTGACACGGAGGTCGGGATCACGGGCGAGCGCGGCCACAATGCGCGGCACGCCGAAGTCGCTCACCCATTGGCCGAACTCGGTCTGCCATCGGTAAGGGACGCGCTTGTAGCGTCCCTTGGTCAGGGCGTTGTGTCGGAACATCGATCTTTCCCAGGAGCGGACGCCGTTTTTGGCCTGGCCCGGTCTTGGCCAGGGCATACTTCCTCTGAAGGCTAAAGGGGGGTGAAGGCCGGTGGATGGGGACATGAGAGCAGCTGCAATTGCTGGAATCCGTTTACGGCCAACAAGATGGCGCGACGGAAACAGGCGGACTGCCGTGAGCACGTGGCTAGGAGGATGATAGCTACCTGCGGGCTCTGACTGACCCTCCAACATCGCTGAGGACGGGGGAAGGTTCAGGTAGAAAGGCTCCAGGCAAGGAGGGCTTGACATTCGGAGGACTATGTATCATGCTTGTCGCAAGTCATTGTGGAGGCAGTATCTCGGCCCATTCTGCACTCAGCGTCACCTTGGAGGGATTCTAGCCCGTACCATTCGGAGCCACGGTATGGGACTCGTTCTTTTCACCACAAATCAGTCCGGCTACCAACATGTGATTGTGCACGTAGGTTTTCCGCTGCGAAGGAGGCCTGCCATGAAGCTCACGCTTTCGGTTGTGATGTGCATGATATTGTTGTGCACCTGTCCAGGGTCAAGTCATGCTTCGGATGCAAGGGCTGTGCTAAGTTGGGACGAGGATCAGTTGACCGAGAATCTCGACGCTGTACCAGATAGTGTCGCATATCTATACGTGATGTTGGACGGCCTTCCAGAGGTTGAATCGATGGCCTTTGAAACCGTCTGGCGTCCATGGGTTCTCTGGACCGGCTGTTACGAATTGGTTTCCTCGGAGGCGCGGGATCAGTGCGGCTGGCAGGAAGGGTCTGGTGCTGAAGAGTTGTCAGATGATATCCAGACAATATGGGATGTTCGCTTTGCAGAACCACCTTCTGGCTCTGCTTGCATTAGGCTAGCTTTTGCATTTGGAACGTGCACACCACAAACGAGAGGTACGTTTTGCCTGCGGAATTTTGTTGCTACTGACCTGTCTGACAACCTTATTAGAGTCGAGACTCCCAACGTGGCTACGATTCTAGGAGGCATCGATTCTCGACCTCCGCATTACCTGGCTTCTGTGGAACCGACAACGCTAGCCATCGGGCATCGAGGGACGCTGCGAATTAAGGGTGGGCATTTTTCGGATGACCTTGAGCTGTGGCTCCACAATGAACAGACTGACCAGCGTATAGACCTGAGAACCGAATGGCATTCGAAATCCGAGATATTGTGCGAGCTTCAGGAGATACCGCGAGACATGGGTACATGGTCTTTGGTGGCCAGGAATCAAGATGGCTTTGAGTCGAGCCTCACCGATTGCCTAACGTCACAAGAAGTTCTGGTTCGCTCGGTTCGGAATCGGCTTGTGATAGACGAGGTTGATCTTGCCGGCGTGGAATGGGTTGAGGTAAGGGGACTCAAGCGCACAGTCCGAAGTGATTCTCTCAGCAGGGAGACGCCGGAGCGTCTCATCGCATGGGTGACGCTTCCGAAGAACTTCGAGGGACCTGCAAGCATCGCCCTTGGGTTCTCGGACGGTAGCGAGAGAGTCCTTTCCAAGTCGTACGCCGTCGTTGATCCGCTAGTTCAGCGTGGATTCTTTCCCGTAGACGAAAAGGGGGATCCCATTCCGCCTCCTATCCCCATCACCGATGAGTTGATTTCCCGACTTTCCGTTCTATCCCTCCATTGCCCAAACCCCCCAATCCCCCATCTGGACTGGGTGGATACGACGAGTGTCGCTGCTCCACCGTCGGGTTGTGGGGGGTGGCCCAAGAAGTTCCAGTCCATGCAGGGTTTGGGCTATGCCTTCTATGACTGGTATGGCCAACCGATCGGGAAAAACTGCCCGGTTAGGCTCAAGCTGGTCGCCATGGACAAGAGCGGCTTCCATTGCCACAGCGACCCGAATCGCCCCGTGGGGACGTACGGCCCCAAGGTTGGAAACACCGGGGACAGCGGCGAGGAATATCTCGTCACACATCAGTGGCCGGACTGCGCGACCTCACTCGAGGTCTTCTTTTGGTCGACGGAAGATACGTGTCCATTCTATAACGATTCAACGACGGTACAGTGGTACTTCTACATCGCCGGGTCCGCTTTCCTTGACGAGGATCTCGAAGAATTACTTCCAGGCACCGGGTATACACTGAAGGGCCCAACGGATGAACACCCGGACGCGTACTGGGGACTTGCGGAGATGAATACAGCCCTGCAAGCTGTTGCGGCAGCGTACGCCGACTCGCTGCCCGGACATACGCTTGGATTCAACGACATGAGCCTCCCTACAGGGGGGACATTTGATCTGGGCCCAGACTATGGCGGCTTTTGGTGGAAACCCCCGAAACATTGTGGTCATCAAGTCGGGAACGAGGTGGATTTCCGATGTAAGTTGCTCGACGGCGATCAGCAAGGCATCGCGTGGGACTGCTTCGAGGCTCATGCCTTTAGGCCCAAACCGGAGGGTGACCACTGGCATGTGAAGTACTACGGCCCGGGAACCTACCGTGGCCCGGGCCACACATTGACGGACCCACCCGACGGTGACTTTCGTGGTGTCGCGGTTGCGAATGACGCGCGAGTCTTACTTGCGGACTCTCTTTTTTCGTGGAGTGCGGCCACGAACGTCATTCCGGAGGTGAACGGGCAAGCAACGTGGCATCCGGAAACGAGTTCTTGGGCCTATACGTACACGGTGAAGAACGACATCTCG